TCGGATTCGAGTATGACCCGGCAAAGGAGCTTGCCGAGGCCAAGAAAGAACGTGAGGCCGACGCCGAGAAGGATTACACGCCTGAGCGCGTTGAAAAGCTGAGGGCTGGGATGCCTGCCTGAACTGGTGAGTGATGGCCGACGAAGACATCCAGCGGGAATTTGACCAGGCGGTCAAACGGATCATTGAAAGAATAGAATCGCACGAAGCTGAGTCAATAAAGCGAGCCCTTGAATTGCTCGAAAGGACGCGAACCCAGGTGATCGCGGACATCGCGAGCGGAGGCTCTGAGTTCAATCTTTCGGTGCTTCGCCAGGTCGGGCGCGCCCTGGAACGCCGGATCGAGGACTTCCGACGCGACCTGGATCGCCAGCTCCGCACCGACCTGAACCGGGCCTTCGACCTCGGGACTGACCTGGTTGATGAGCCGGTGAGCGTTATCGCGAGGCCGCTGATCGGGGTCTCGCGCGAGGTGGCGCAGGTCGCAGCCGAGTTTTCGGCGACGCTGATCACTGAGCTGAGCGATTCAATGCGCTCGCAGATCAACGGGGTGCTCAGGCGTGCAGCCCTGGGAGGGTTGAGTGTGGCGGATGCGATAGCTCAGGTCGGTAAGTCGCTCACTGATCCGAGCGTTTTCAGCTCGATTGCGGCCCGCGCCGAGACGATCGTCAGGACCGAGGTGTTGAGAATTCAGGCGATCGCGGCCCAGGCGAGGATGATGCAGAGCAAGGAGGCCGCTCGCCGCGCGGGCTGGGCGATGAAAAAAGAGTGGTTGAGTGCGAAGGATGTGAGAGTTCGGCCTGGCCATCTTGCGGCCAATGGCCAGGTCAAGGATGTTGAAGAGCCGTTTCTGGTCTTTGTAAGGGTAGGGAAGGCGCTTGTTCCCGAATTGCTCAATTATCCCAGGGATCCTGCTGGGAGCGCCGCTAATACGATCAACTGCCGTTGTGTAAGTCGGCCTGTGATCGATTCGCGGATCTACAAGCTCGATAGGTCAACTCGATTCGAAAGGTAGGAATTTATGGCAACCGACATCTCTCAATACAAATCGGTAAAGGAAGTTCTGAAGGATGATGTTTTCTCAGCCAGCAAAGACGGTAATACCGTCGTGTTGCGGGACGGGACAAAGGTTAGCGATGAGCTGATCGCCCAGGCTAAGAAGGAAGCCGCTGCGCGCGAGGCGGGCAAGGCCGCTGCCGCTGGCGCTGAGGGCGTATCCGATGCCGACCTGAATGCAAGGATCGATGCTGCCGTGGCCAAGGCTTTATCAAAGAAGTAAGCCAGACCATCGGAAGGTCGAAACGAGACGATTGAATCAAGAGGAGAAAAGGGTATGAAAGAAGCAGGCAACGCGGATCAAGCTGCCAGCGCGATAAATGACGGCACTATCGCCCCGCTGGTCGGGAAGTCGGTGTTCTACCTACTCACAGACGACGAAGGGGGAAATGACCGGGAAGGTAGAAAATGCGCGGCAGTCATCACCCGGAACTACAACAACCGGAAGCGCGACGACCAAGGCCGTCTCGTTCAGGACCTCTTCGTGATGCGCCCGGCCTCCTGGGGAGGGGCCTTCGATAAGGCCAGAGTGCCCCGCGATTCTGCTCGCGAGCCGGGGACCTGGGATACTCCAAAACCCGGCGATGAGCGGAACTGAGAACAGGCTCATAATCGCGCAGAATTGCCCTGTGTCGATTTGGGGGGTACTGACCCCTGGGCCGGGCCGAGAAAATCGTTTTTGAACGGCAATTGAACAAATTAAATGCAGCTCTGGATGGGGTTCTGGGGGCAAAAATGAAGATCAGGCGGATTCGACAGGCGGTGAAGGGGCCGAGCGACATCATCGACAAGGTCTCAGCGGCGCTCCGGGCTCAGTTCAAGAAGGAAGGCACGGACGACCCGCTCTACTGGTATCCGAAAGAGGTGATGGACGACGCGGTGATCGTCTGCTCGGACGACTCCAAGATGTACCGCATACCCTACTCGATCGGCGAGAACGATGAAGTCACCTTCGGTGAGCCGGTCGAGGTCGAGGAGGAGTATGTCGATGTCAAGGCCGATCCTGCCGAAGTGACGATGCAGTCGGGTTTCACCATCCGCCAGAGCCTGGACCCGGAGGGCTGGAAGTGGCGTTTTCAGGTCGTGGCCTGGGGGATCAGCAAGACTCGGCACATCTGGCGTGGGCCAGTATTCCAGCAGTCGCTACGAGAGTTCGAATGGGAGAATCTGCCTGCCTATTCAGATCACCCGACCGATACCGAGCTGCGGGAGCTGCCCGAGCGATCGATCAAGAACAAGGTGGGATGGTGGAGCAATTTCGAGATCACTGGGGAGGGTATGGATGCAACTCTCACCATCAAGCCTTCGGCGGACTGGGTTCGCCAGGACATCAAGGCCGCATACGAAGCGGGCAATTTAGATTTCTACGGAGCCTCAATTCTTGTCGCGATTCAGGCGAAGCAGGTCAACTGGTCGGATGGCCACCAAGCTACCGACGTGACGCGGGTTCGCCCGATCTCGATTGATCTGGTCACTGATGCCGCCGCTGGCGGCAAGGTCAAATACGCGCTGGCGTCTAGCAGGGCGCGAAATAACGATGAAGGAGACAAACCGATCATGAATAAGACAATGCTGGCCTTGTTATTCAAGGCTTCCAAAGACCGGTTTCAGCTCGTTCGTCAATCGCTCGTCACTGCGGGCGCTAATGGCGTAACGGCGGAAACAAACGAAGACCAACTGGCCGAGGTCATCTGCAAAGATGAGAAGCTGGTCGAGCAGGCAATCGCCGCTCTTCAGGCCGCGCCAACGCCTGGCGACGGGCCATCTCCTCGGGCCGGCGACCCGCCAGGTGATTTGCTGCCGGGAGTTACCTTCTTACAGCTCCCGCCCGAGCTGCGCGAGTCGATGATCGCGCAATCGATAAAAGATTCGGGGCTGCCGGAAGCAGTCCAGCAGAAGATAAAGGGGCGTCTGACATCGAGCGCCACTCTCCAGGATGTGAATGCGCAGATCGAGGGTGCGCGCGAAGTGCTGGCCGTTACGGCGCAGTCGGGGCAGGTCTTCAACCCGCGCGCGGAAGTCGGGGCAGAGTATCGAGACAGGCTGGCGATCGGACTGGCCAAAGCCTGGGACCTGACCCGCGATCAATACCTGGCCGCTGAAAGCTACATCGAGAGCGAGGTCCGGCAGTCGGGTGGGAGGATATTTGAGCCGGAACAGTCCGTCTGGAACACAATTCCTCCTCTCCGCAGCTTGAAGAAGCTTTATATCGAGATGACCGGTGACGAGGAACTGAAAGGCCGCGCGCAACGCCCGACTCGGCTGACCCGGCAGGCGCAGACGCCCTATCTCTCGACAGACTTCACCGATCTGTTATCCAACCTGATGCACAAGCGGCTGATTATGTCCTATCGCGAGGTGGACTATGGCTGGCGTCGGGTCGTGACAATTAAGTCTGTCCAGGACTTCAAAGCCCAGCAGGCAATCCTCCTCGGCTATTTCGGAGACCTGCCTACAGTCAACCAGAACGGAGAATACTCGACAGTCGCAGCCCTCACGGACGATAAGGAAAGCTACTCAGTGACCAAGCGGGGCTTCACCTTCGAGCTTACTCTTGAGGTCATAGCCAATGACGACCTGCGTGGATTCGGGCTTGCAGTCGGGAGAGCGGGGCGCGCCGCTCACAGGACGTTGGCAAAATTCGTGTGGAATACCTGCCTGTTTGCAAACCCGACCCTGAATCAGGACGGGGTTGCTCTTTTCCACGCGACCCACAATAACCTGATCACCGACGCGCTCAGCACCACAGGGCTGAAGAACGGAATCACTAAGCTGCTTTCGCAGACAGAGCCCGGCAGTAACGAAAAGATTCAAGTCTCCACAATGGACCTGACGCTTGCCGTCCCACCCGGCTCGTACCTGGATTCAATCTCCCTCACGGATTTCAACCAGGAGCCGGAGGGCAACACTGATCCGCTGGCGCGGGAGATCCGCAGGATGGGGATTATGCCAGTCAACCTTCCAATCCTCACAGACGCCAACGACTGGGGATTGTTCGCCTCTCCGCGCGACATCGACATAGTCGAGATCGGCTTCTTCAACGGGAACGAAGAGCCGGAGTTCTTTGACCTGATGGGCGAGACTCACGAAAAGGCGTTTAACAACGACGTCATCAGCCGCCATAAAATCAGGCACATCTACGGCGGCGTGCCCGTCGATTTCCGAGGCGCAGTCAAGTCTGTAGTTGTGTAGTTGTGAGCCGAGCTTAAGGGTGAGTGGGCAGCTTTCACTGCCCACTCGATTTTTCAACTAACTATAGGAGAGCTTGAAATGAAAAGACTCAGACGATTTACGATGTACCTGATGGTTGCTTCGCTTCTGCTAATGCCATTAGCAATTGTTCCACAGGCAGCAAGAGCGCAGGTCAGTGTCAAGAACATCCAGCAGCCATTCGCCTCTGCGGCCCGGACAGCCTCGGTCAATTCCTCTGTATTCGAGGTGCAGGATGCGGATGTGCTCGTTCTATACCTTGTTGTGACTGCGAATTCGGGCACATCTCAAACGCTCGACGTGAAGATGCAAGATTCCCCAGATGGCGGGACCACCTGGTTTGATATTGCAGGAGCGGCAGTGACACAGGTGACCACCTCAAACGGCTCGCAGATAGTCTCAGCAACAAGGAAATTTGCCAGGACCGTGCGATGCGTGGTGACCATAGGCGGAACAACTCCTTCCTATACTTTCGCAGTTTTCTTCCTCGCATATAAGAGCTTTTGAAGACTGGTAATGGCAAAAGTAAGAGACGATTTCAGGAAACAGGTCAGGCGGCTCATCAGGGACGGGGCCATTATAATCAAGCCTGATGACTACGATGACCTGATAGATCGCGCGCTCGAAGCATACTCGAAGAAGGTGCCACGCCCTGTGGTGCTAGATCTGCCGAGCGACGGGTCGGGTGACTTTCCAATCTCCTCTCTGACGGGATTTGACGAGGAGTTCAGCGGCGACCCTGAGATCGAGTATCCCATAAGCAACGCGGGCGATGAGCCTTCGATGATCGATCGGCGCGATTGGAAGTATTACCGGAAGCCCGCGCCCGTGGGTCTCGTGATCCGGCTTTTCGGTATTCCGAATGGCAACCAGGTGCGATTCACTTTCAAAGCGCCTCATTCGATCACCGATACGGATTCAACTCCCCCTCAATCTGATTTCAATGCTATCTGCAAGCTGGCGGCAGCCGAGGGGTGCGATGATCTCTCGCGTCACTATACGCAGACAAGCGAGTCAAGCTTTATTCAGGCTGACCAGGCTATCTACCAATCGAAGGCCCGAGAGTACGAGAGCCGCGCCAAGAAGCTGCGCGAGCAATTCAGCGCGCACGTCGGCGCAGGCTCGCAGGAAGAAGGTCCGCCAGCGGCGAGCGTCACGAAGAATTGGGACACCCGTAACAGCCGGGGCGGGGACCGGTTGACTCATCCGAGGAGGTTCAGATGAGCCAGTTAACTATCACTGTGAAGCGATTCGATAGACTGAAAGAGTTCCCGGAAATCGCGGGACCCGCCTTCAACGACACGATGACTGTAGGGGTTGAGAGGTGGATCGGGGACGCTCAAGTCAACTCGCCTGTCGATCGCGGGTTTTTCCGCTCAAGTCTGGATGGCCAGGTTGATCAAATCTCGCCTCTGCAAATTGTCGGGCGAGTCTTCGCGTCGGCCCAGCACGCGCCGATCATCGAGGGGGTTGACGAGCAAGGGAATGAAACCCAGTTCGGCCGTCGCCCTGGCGGGTACACGATGCTCCGGGACAAGGGAAGGGTGCTCAAGGTAATAGCAGTCGGCACAAAGTTTCCACCCGTTGGCGCGGTCCGGGCCTGGGTGCAGAGGGTGCTCGGGGTGAGCGGGGAGAAGCAAATAGCGAGAGTCGCCTTCGCCGTATCGCTCAAAATAGTCAGGGAAGGCATCCGTCCGAGACGGCCACTAGGTACTGCACTCAGATCTAATGCGGCCTTCCTTCAAAGGATATTTGACGACGCGGCGAATCGTATCGCACGGCAACTGGAGGGCGCGCGCTGATGGCTCTTGCAACCGAGATAGCTGTTCGCAGGGCAATACAGCAGGTGCTGCTTGGAGTGCCAGGGATCGGCAAGGTCTACCCGCGCTATCGCCGTCCGCTCAATGAGGGAAGGGACGAGGAGTTTGCGAGACTGTATGTGGATTCAGACAAGCAGGTCAACGTCTGGATGATTAGAAGGCTTCAGCGCCAACCCCTGGTTGACGAGCATAACAATCTCGTATCGGTTACACAGGTCTATCAATTACTTGGCCATCGCGGGGTTGTTGATTCTGAAGATGACGATCTGGCATCTGAAGCCAGGTTCCAGGAGCTTATTGAAGCTATCGCTGAAGCATTCGAGCAAAATCCTACCCTGGGTCTCGACGGTGTGACGCATAGAGCGCTCCAGATACCTTCCGACATCGTTGATGGATTTTTAGGATCGATCTTTTGTCATATCGCAGATTGTCGACTTCTGGTCGACGTGGAGGATTGTTGATGACTGAAGAGGTTAAAGAAACGCAAGCAGTCGCGGAGGAAGAAGTGAAGATCAACATTCGGCGAATAGCAGAGAAAGCTCCTGCTACTTGCATCAGCTACCCTAAAGGCGACGGGATGGAGCAATGGCACCCGGATCCGAAAGAGACTGAATTCGAGGTAACACCAGTGATCGCGGCAGCGGCCGTAGCAAGCGGGCTTTTTGAAGAACTTAAGGGTCAAACCAGGCTGAATAAGAAGAGGACTCGGAGTTAATAATAGCCTGCAAATATGAGTCTTTAAATCCTTTCACCGAGGTGATCTATGCCGACAGCAAAATCAATTAAGGTCGCGTTGGCGCTCACAAAAAAAGAAGGTAC